GCGACATCTGCGCCACCATCAACGGTATTGGCAAATCTTATAGAATATAGGGCAACTGTCAATCCAAATATTAGTTGGAAATATTATCCTAGTTCTAGTCCACCATTTTGGCATGTTGATAATCTAAAAAGAAGTACATCTTCAAATGGCTACACAAGTTGGAAGAGCGATTAAATGAAAGTTTTACCTACAGATTTTTATGGTGATGAGACCAGATGGTTTATTGGTGTTGTAGAAGATAACAATGATCCAGAGCAGCTTGGACGTGTTCGTGTTCGTATTTTTGGTATACATAGTCCATATCTTGCTGATATTGCTGTAGAAGATTTACCATGGGCAACAGTTTTAGTTTCTGCGACAGAGGGTGGTATTTCTGGAACAGGTAGATCAGCAAATGGCATCAATCAAGGAGCATATGTATTTGGAATATTTCTTGATGGTAAACAGTCACAGAATCCTATGATTTTTGGTAGTATACCAAAGATTGAAAGCACTGATGGCGATAACATTATTCCATATCCACATAGGTAAGTAAATGGCAGTAATATTTGGCACTAGCACAATTGATAGATTATTTAATGCTACTATCTCAGCAGGATACAGTCCAGAGGCTGCTGCTGCAATGGCAGCAACTATCTCATATGAAGGTGCAGGTGCAGAGTTAATTAAGTTCAAAGGTGAGAGACAAAAGAGATATCTAGCCTTTTGTGACAAGAAAGAAATTGATTCTCGCTATCCTGATAGTAAGATTGAATATTTTTTTGAAGAGTTGCCCAGCAATAGAGATTATAAAGCATCTGAGCTAAAATACTCCCAAACGGTTGATGCTGCGGTTAAAACATTTAATGAAGACTATTTAGGTAAGACATTAACGCAAACTCAATTTCTTACGTTAGTTGGATTAGCAAACGAGATATACACAATTTTTGTGAGTAACGCATGACAACATTAGCAGACATTAATAAAAAATTAGTTGACAACTTAAATTTGTTGAGACAAGATTTAACAGAAGTTGGCACTGCTGCCGGCGCTGCTGCTCTGCAATATAAACAGTTGACATCTAGTTCTGAAAACGCTATTATTAATAAGTCAATTAATGGTCTTGACATTGTAGGTTCTTTTGGGGAAACTATTAGTCCAGATGGCAACAATAAGAGTGCTGCCCTTGCAGTTTTTTCTGATAATCTTTCTACATTTGGATCATTAACATCTACCACTGGTGGAGCTTTATTAGTTAAAACTGTTACAGCAGCAACTCCAGACGCTGCTGGCTCTGCATTCAAACAACAATTTGCAAGTGCTTTAGATACAAAAACTTTATTTGAAGCATCTCTCTTTGCATCTGAAGCATTAGCAGATTCTACAGGTCTTCCTCTTGGCGCATCTTCTAAAAATTTAGTTGATGATGCTGGCTCCTCTCTAATCAATAAATCTAAAAATCTCCGTAAAAAAATTGGCACAAGAGATTCTTTATTAGAAGACATTATAAATGATAAGAATATTGCATCTAATGTAACAGTAAATGCTACATTAGCTAACGCTATTGGCAATCCCTCTATTCCTATTATTAACTTTGATAATGTTCCTGCAAGAACATTTTTACAGACATATGAAGAAATGGAAGCATATGTGCGGTCTTGTAATCGAGAAATCACAGAGGTAGTTGTGCATGCAACTGATACATCAGAAGATATGGAAGTTAACTATGATGTATTATATGCCTGGGACGTGACTGGTAGAGGTTTCTCTGATGTTGGCTATCACTTGATTATTCTACGAGATGGCTCTTTACAAGTTTGTAGACCAATTTCGACAATCGGCTCGCACACTCTTAGAGGGCATAATCCGAATAGTATTGGTATCGCATTTGCTGGCGGTCTTGTAGGTAACAGAAAAAGTGGACGTGTGATTAGAAGCCATAAGTCATATACAGTAGAACAGTTTAATACATTCGATACTTTTATGAAAGCATTTTATACTGTAATTCCTGGTGGACAAGCATGGGGTCATAACAATATTGATCAAGACAGACGTTCTGATCCACACTTTGATGTTCCTCGATATGTTCGCAAGAAGTTTAACAAGTTCAATACACAGACTCTAGAAGAAACAAGAAGAGATGGGTCTATGACTATTGATGAATTAATTGAGGCGCAGTACTAATGGCAGGTTCAGTTTCATATGTAGGCATTGTTGATAAACTACCCGACGGTTCCGATGGCACTGGACCAGGTTATACAACCGTTCTGTTATCAGATGGAACTACACAAACATTTACAGGCTCTCGTGGTTTTAGAAATAATAATCCGGGAAATTTAGCAAGCGAATCATTTAGCGCTTCTACTCTAGCAAGATACGAACAAAATGGTGTTTTAGGGTATGACTATGGTGGGTACATGGTCTTCTCTAGTATGCAGGGTGGATTTAATGCGCAAAAATCATTAGTATTTGGTCCTGTTTACGAAGGTCGTACTATTGGTGGTATGATTAGTGGTGACTTGAATGGTGATGGTGAAATTGATACGAAACTTGCATATGCGTCACCACTTGCAACAAATGATCCCAATGGAACAAACGAAACATATCTTGACCAGCTCGCACTAAAAGGATGGGATCCAAATACACCATTATCTGACTTAACACCAGAACAGCAAAACGAATTAATTGCGGATATGATCCGTGTAGAGAATACGACGGAAGACGCAGAGAAAATTCTTAGTCAGGTTGATCCTGAAAACGCCACAACTACAGACTTCTCATCACAAAATAATGAAGGTGAAGACACTGTATCAGAACGTTCTGGTGAAGGTACAGCTGGACAAAGTCAACCAAGAAATGATGGCTTTGCACCAAGCACTGGTGATATTGGCTTTAAAGACCCTGATAAAACATTCGTTGTTCCAGGATATGAAGATAATCGAACGGTAACTTTCAATGCTAGAGGAGAATGGCAACCTAAAATTGTTCCACCTCAAGGCAATCCATTTGAAATACCTCTTGAAGCACAGCCCGAATATCCACACAATAAAGTAACAGAGTCTACAAATTCAAATCCTGAAGAGCGTCACAGAATTGAAATTGACGATACAAAAGGTGGTGAGAGAGTAACAATTAATCACTACATTGGTACTGCTGTTGAAATGTGGAATGAGGGTGAATTAATTGTAAACTCATTCGGCAAAATGGTTCAATTAGTTGGTGAAAACTTTGAGATGTTTGTCGCCGGGAATGGCACAGTAATTTACAAAGGTGATCTTGACTTTACAGTTGAAGGTGATATGCATCTTAAAGTCAAAGGCGATATGCAAACGACTGTTTTTGGTAATAAATCAGAAGTAGTACATAAGAAAAAGATTGAAAACTATAGAAAAGATCAATCTACAATAGTTGTGGGTAACAAAACATCTGTTGTTAGTGAAACAAATACCGAAATGGTTTTGGGCAACAAGAATACTTTTGTTGATAAAAAGCAGAGTAACTGGGTAGAAGGTGATATTGAGTTTTTATCTGGTGAAAATACTCATATTTCTTCACAGAAAACTTTGAGCATGGCAGCAACTGATAATATTAATGCAGCATCAGGCGCAGTCTTTTCTGCAACATCTACTGTTGTTAATCTTGACGGCGCTTCTAGTTTAGATATTACCTCGCCGACGATGACCGTAAATGCGAACAATTTAGATATTTTCTCTGCGACTACGTTGGATATTTCTACGGCAACAGGAAATTGGCATGCCGCAGCAGGTACGCTTGGTGGTCCCGGTGTATATCACTATGGAGCAGGATGGGATGGTACACTGAATGTATTTGGCGCTACAGTTATGTCGGGAAGTTTAGATGTAGGTGGTGGCATTAAAGGCGGAGCAGGTTTAAATATTGCCAATAATGCTAAAATAGGTGGATATTTAGATGCTACAGGAGAAATCACTTCTGCGGACGATATTACAGCTTTCGGTACAGTTGTATCACCAACTGATCCAAATGATGTTCCCACAGATGGAAGCTCAGCCTTCTTAGAGCCAACTACTGGTAATATCACAACTACACTGTCACCTTTGTCAACAACCCTTGCTGCTGTAGCATCTACATTAACAACTACACTTACTGCATCAGAAGAGGGTATTATGCAAGTTAGTGTTGATCCTGGAGATAAGATTAAACAAACTATTGATTTAAGAGAGCGTATTTCATTAGGGCTGGGACTATAAATGATTATTCGTAACGAAAATATTACCACATCAGAAATCAGACGATTGCTTAGGGACTCTACAAATAGAGACGATAGCTTTTTGGTAGGTCTTGGGTTGGCAAAAAATGCACTTAACTTTAGATTTATGCAGTCTACTCCCACAGCAGTCAAAAGAATTTGTGGAACTGCCGCTCTAGGTAAATATGGAACGAATCGTTATGGCAACTTAAATATTCCAAAGCTAAGATACAAAGAGAACTACAACTTTAAAAGAGTTGTTCCTGAGCGTCAATATAATCCACTAAACAAAGATAAAATTACAAACGGCACAAAGCTTGGTAAAGGTATTCAATTGTCAGTATTTACAGACGGACAGTTGAGTAACGTTGGAGCACTTTCTGCCCGCAAAGAAGTTGCGAAATATTTTTATCTACAATCTCTACTAATTAATGGATTTAATAGTAACAAAGGCAAGTTTAAGAAGTCAAGCTTAAATGTTGTCGAAGGCTTATTTACTCCAGAGTCAAATCAAACTTTAGATGATAATGGTATTCTTGAGTTGCAGACAAAAGGCCGTGCTGTTGTTTATGAGGTAAAAGATTCAAAGGGTAATAACGATCCAGCAGCAGCTTTTAATGTTGCCACATACTGGAAAGACAACATGCTATTCGATGAATTAATTCTATCTTTTGACACAGTTGATCCGAATGTAGAGTATACTGCACAAATTATTGTAACCATGCCTGAGGTCGATGATAAATATAAAGGAACATTCCGTAGAAAAGTGAGAACTGAATATAATTATAATGTTGCTTTGAGAGACGGCCTTGCTGAGTTTACGGTATAAATATTAAGGATTTCAAATGGCTGTAGTTAAGTCTTTATCAATTGAAGATGCTAATCTGAATAAAATCAGTCTAGTTGGTTCTAGGTCTAGAGATTATTCTGATCTTGATCTATCTTTTGCTAAAAAGAGCAACGGGGATGTTTTCAAGAAGACTGATGCTGCGGCTGTGAAGCAAGCGGTAAAAACATTAATTCAAACTAATTTTGGTGAAAAGCCATTCAACTATTTTTTTGGTGCTAATATTCGTGCTTTGTTATTTGAACCCGTTACACCAGATGTAGTGGATGAAATTGAAACAAATATCAGATTAGCAATTCAAAACTTTGAGCCTAGAGCATCACTTTTAGACGTTAGAGTTTTGGATGAGATTGATAAAAATTCTATCAATGTTAGCATTAAATTTAAAATTGTTAATACCGATGAAGTAGTTGAACTACAAACAGCATTTGCAAGGTTAAGATAAAAATATGTCAACAGTAATCGCATCAAATCAGCTGGACTTTGAGTTTATCAAAGGAAGAATTATTGAGTACATGAAAACTCAGTCAGAGTTTAAAGACTATGACTTTGAGGCTTCTGGACTTTCAGCTATTGCAGATGTATTAGCATTTAATACACATCAGAATGCACTGATTGGTAACTTTGCTATCAATGAATCGTTCTTACAAACTGCTCAGTTACGGGCAAGCATCGTTAATCATGGTCTAAACTTTGCATATATTCCAAGAAGTAAAACTGCTCCTGTTGCATACGTTAACTTAACACTTAATCTTTCTGCTGCTGCAACAAAGCCTCAAATAATTGCACTACCTTCTGGCACTGAATTCACTACAACCTTAGATGAAGTCACATATACATTTAGAACACAAGATATTTACTATGCGACGATTGATCCAGCTGGTGTTGGCATTTATACTTTCCGTGATGAAAATGGACAATTAGCTGTTCCAATTCGTGAGGGTGCTGAGAGAACTAAAACATTCTTAGTTGAGACTTCTCAAGAAAGACAAATTTATGTAATTCCAGATGATACTCTTGATCTTGGTACACTAAAAGTAAGAGTGTATGAAGATAATGCAGATACAGAGGGTAAAGCATATCTGACTATTAATCAGTTATTTGGTGGCTTTACTGCTGATACTAGATTGTATTTGCCACTTGAAACATATAACGGGTTCTATGAGCTTAACTTTGGTGACGGCAGATTGACCGGTGATGCACCTAAGCCAGGTAATATTATCAAAGCAAGATATCTTTCATCAAACGGTCCTGCTGCTAATGGAGCATCTACATTTATACCATCTTCAACAGTCAGTGTGAATGGCACAAGCTATAATCTTACTGTTACAACTGTGACAAAGGCAACTCTTGGAGCAGAAAAGGAATCTGCTGAGAGTATCAGACAAAATGCTCCTCTGAACTTTCTTGCTCAAGGTAGACTTATTACTGCTCTTGATTATGCTGCTGTTATTGCAAACTCTATTCCCGGAATTAAGTCAATCAATACATTGGGCGGAGAAGATAATGTTCCTATTCCAAAGTTTGGTAAAGTATTAATTTCGATTATATATGAATCTGATATTGATGCAACTACAAAAACTTTGATTGAACAGCAAATTGCATCTCGACTTACTGATCAGCTTTCAATTACTTCGATTGATAGTGAATTTGTTACTCCTGAATTTACATATCTTAATGTCACAAGCACACTGAGCTATGATCCGAGTATTACAGCGTTAAGTAAACGTGCGCTGGAAACTAAAATTCAAAATAGTATTACAACATACTTTAATAATAACTTAGGCAAGTTTAATCAGATTTTTAGAAAGTCTAAGTTAAACTCATATATTGATGCATCTGATCCATCAATTTTGTCTTCAAAAGTTTCTATTGAAATGGAAAGTAGGTTTACTCCTGTTTATGATGCTCTTGCAGTGAAGTTCGTCACAGCAGATTATACTTTACAGTTCCTTTCAACACTTGCTGCTCCTGATGCTGAAGTTGCTGTTATCAACAGTGATAAATTTACATTTAAAGGTAAAACTTGTTTCATTAGAAATGTAATCGGCGCCAATGCAAGTACAAAGTTACAAATCTTAGACACTGATGAAAATATTGTTGTCTCTGAAATTGGTAGATATGAGCCAAGCACAGGTAAAGTTATTCTGACTGGATTTACTCCTAGCTCTATTTCTTCAGGTGATACTTTCTTACGAGTGACTGCTAAACCAGCAGATGATTCTACGATTAAGCCTTTAAGAAATAATGTGATTAATCTTAATACTAATTCTGTATCTGCTCTTGCAGATACAAACATTGCGAACAGCACGGTAGTTTAATGGCTTCTACATTAACAGATTATAATAGAAGAGACCCCAACTTTATTCAGCCGCAGGTTGAAACGATTGTTCCTGAGCATTTTAAGGAACAGTATCCAACACTTGTAACTTTCATTAAAAAGTTCTATGACTATCTTGAACTAGCGGCTGGTCGTAATAATCTGAGTAACGTTTTTTATGTTCGTGATGCAGAGAGTACTTCAGAAGATTTTCTTGATTATCTATTCTTTGAAAGTATTAATGGTCTCGGTGCAGACTTTTTTAAGTTTCCGAGACTGACACTCAAGTTTATTCCAAACTTCTACCCTATTAAGGGCACAGAAATTTCTGTTCCTGCTTTTTTTAGATACATTTATGGCGTAGAGTCAGAACAGTTTTACCCAAAGACTAGAATTTTTAATATCGGAGAAAGTCCGATTGGCGCTGAATCTCTGAGATTTATTCAAGATTCTAACTTTTATCAGATTCTTTCCATTCAGATTAAATCTCCTCTTGGTATTACTCAGTGGCGTGATGTTTATAAAAGATATAATCATGCAGCTGGATTTGCATTGTTTGCTGAAACATTATTTGAAGAGAGAGCGACAAACTCAATTATGAATGCGCCTCTTTCCATTCAAGACAGTGCGGCTTCTGCTGTAACACTTGAAGAAACTAATCCAGCAATTGCATCTGCATTTGGTACTACAACTGGTATTGATAGCTCTCTCACCTCGAGATTCTATGTGGATCGTGGTATTCAGTTCTACCAAGACTCTATTGGTGAACTTACGGATGCACAGAAAGGTGAGTACACCTCTATTGTTGATGTCCTTAGCACTAACTCTCCACGCTTCTCTTCGAATGATAGTGATCTATTCTCTGATAGCTCGCTGCAAACGATGGATGAAGACATCTATGCATTTTATCCTGATAGTGGATTAGATTCTGCTTAACCGTATAAATAAAGTTAAATATCTTTTAAAAGAAGGTAAAAAATGACCAGACAAAATATTTCTACTGGCACAACTGCAAACGACGGAACTGGTGATACTCTCCGTAGTGCTGGTACTAAAATCAATGATAACTTTGTTGAACTGTATCAAGCATTTGGTACAGACAGCAACTCTTTGGGGGCTGGTATTACCTTCGATAGTGCAAAGGTTGTTTTTTCCGGCACAACAAATACAACTACACTCACTCGCTTTGATCCTAGCACAGATGTTACAATTAAACTTCCTGATAGTAATGGCGAAGTTGTAACTATCGGTGATGATAATATTGTCAATCTTGTAGATTCTACTGGATCAGCATCAAAACTATACTATGGTAATGTCTTTAGTACAGAAGGTGATCTTCCCAGCGCTACAACGTATCATGGTATGTTTGCGCATGTGCATGGCACAGCAAGAGCATATTTCAGTCATGCAGATTCTTGGCATAAAATTTTAGATAGTGATACATTCACTTCTAGAACAGATTTAACATTAATTAATCCAAGAATTGATACTCATGTATTTGATAGTACTGGCAACTTTGAAATTTTGAATCTAGATAACATCAGCGGCTCTCCTGTAAACAATGTTAAGATTTCAAATGCCACCACAGGAAATAGTCCGACAATCACTTCTGAGGGTGATGATACTAATGTTGGTCTGTCACTTTCTGCTAAAAACAATGGTGTTGTCTCACTAGATGCTGCATTTGCTTATACACCACAAGTACTGACTGCAGGCTCAGATTCTAATTTAGATTCATCTTCTAACTTATATCTGCTAAACACTGCTTCTGCAAGAAGTTATTTCTTACATGATGGATTAACTAGCGGTGAAGTTAAAAGATTTTTAAATCGTAGAACTACAGACACTACGATTGAAGTTAATACAAATAAACTAACTACATTGAATGGTGATTTTAGTCAAATGACAATTAAAACACCTATGATCGTTACTTGTATCTGGGATGGCGTCGGCTCTCAGTGGTTTGTAGATAAAGATTCCGATGTTAATCTCACATTTGCTTAAAAGGTTCAATAAATGACTGCTATTGTAACAAATGATATTAAAAGACAGCTTTTGGAGACACTGACCAGTGATGTTGCTGATAGTGCCAACTATTACTATATTGGCATTGCAAAATCTGACCAGTGGAACGCAACAGATGCTGCTCCAAATGTGGTAAATAGTGAAAAATCTATCAGAGATTTTAGATCGAGTCTACAGTCTGTTATTAGAACTACCGATGCATCTTTTGTTGCAGCTAGATATAACTGGTCATCTGGTACAATTTATAATGCATATACAGATACTAATGTAACAAATACAAACTACTATGCTCTCACTGCAAACAACAGAGTGTATCTCTGTGTCCAGCAAGGTAAAAATAGTAATGGTGTAGCACAGACATCTACAGTAAACCCAGAAACAATTGGTACTCCTACTGCTGCCAAGGCAACGTCTGATGGCTATATCTGGAAATATCTGTTTACACTCACTGCTAACAATGCAAACAAGTTTCTTTCTGCAAACTTCATTCCTGTCTCTAAAGTTGATTCTGCTGTAGGTCTTGGTGCGATTTTACAGACACAATTAGACGTGCAGCAAGCAGCAGATTCTGGTCAGATTGTTGGGTTTAGAGTGACAAAAGCAGGCACAGGTTACACATCTGCGCCAACTGTGACCATTCATGGCGATGGAGTAAACGCAAAAGCTATTGCTTCGATTTCAGATGCAGGTAACATTTCCAAAGTTGAGCTTGATGATTCTGCTAATGGTATTCCATTTGGCTCTGGCTATTCATATGCATCTGTCACTCTTAGTTCTGGTAGTGCAGAAGTTTCGCCAATCATCTCAGCACTGGGATTAGGTAGAGACCCTAGAGCGGATTTGAATGCAACATCTGTGATGTTGAATGCAAAGCCAAATGGTCTGCAAGAAGGTGCATTTATCGTCAAAAATGACTTTAGACAAATTGGATTAATTAAAAATCCACAAAAGACTGCAACAGACTCAGATTTTACTGATACTCAAGCAATGGCTTTGCGTAAGCTAACACTTTCTAGCATTACAAACTTTGATAGTGATAATGCAAGAGATGCTTTGATCGTAGGGGATACTTCTGGAGCTAAGGCATTTGTTGATGATTTAAGAGGCTCTGTTTTCCATTATCATCAGAATGATAGCACAGGCTTTAAACTTTTTGAAGCAGGTGAGCAAATTAGTGATGTGAATAACGGAAGTAGAACTGCAACAATTGATGCAGACTCAGACGGCACTATTAAATTATTCGATAATCAAATTCTCTATATAGAAAATAGAGCGGCTGTTGTTAGAGATATTGCTCAGACCGAAGATATTAAAATCATTGTACAATTATAAGGTAAAATAGAAGAATGCCTAATTCGTTTACAACTACTACCTTCAATACGACTTACAGAGACGATTTTAAGGACAGTGATCATTATCACCGTATTCTTTTTAACTCTGGTAGAGCGTTACAAGCAAGGGAACTTACTCAGCTTCAGACAATCACACAGTCCGAGCTTGAGAGGCTTGGTCGGCATATTTTCAAAGAAGGTAGTGTTGTAAATCCTGGTGGACTTACGTTAGACAGAAACTATGCTTTTGTCAAGCTTGAAACATCAGATACATCTGCGTTTGTTGTGGGCGATGTAATTCAAGGACAGTCAAGTTCAGTACAGGCTAAAATTCTTCAGATTGTTGCAGCGACTACAGACGATCCTGCAACATTTTATGTAAAGTATATTAATTCTTCTACATCTACGGGTCAAGTTACAACTTCTGTTAAATTTACACCAGGCGAAAGTGTACAGAGAACAGTTTCTGCTGATGCCATTCAAGTGCAAGTGACAAACACTCTTGAGAATCCAGCAGTTGGCTTTGGTACAAGAGCAACAGTAAATGGTGGTTCATACTTTACTCAAGGACATTTTGTATCAGTAACTCCACAAACAACTTTTGTTAGCAAATATTCTTCTACACCAACTGAAACTATTGGTATGAAAGTTGTCGAAGATATTGTGACTACATCTGACACAGATGCTTTGTATGATAACCAAAACAATGGTCTTCCCAATTTGACTGCTCCAGGTGCAGATAGATACAGAATTACTCTGACGCTTGCTATTGAATCTGACCTTGCTGAAGACGATAACTTCTTTGCGATTAACAACATTGTTAATGGTATTTTGATGGAAGAAGTTGATGAGACCGAATACAACAGAATTGGTAGCGAATTAGCAGTCAGAACAAAAGAAGAGTCTGGTGATTACGTTGTACAAGGCTACACTTCAAAGATGAAGAAAGGCGACTCAGATAGTGTCTTAACTCTTGATGTTCAGCCAGGTGTTGCCTATGTCAATGGTTATAGAACTTCTATTACAGGTCCAACTGCAATTACTGTAGAAAAACCAAGAACGACAGAAGTGGTCGAAGAAACGATTGCAGCAAACTATGGCAATTATATAATTGTTACTGCTCCCGCTGGTAAGGGATATATTCCTAATATTTCAAAGTTTGCAACACAAACACTGACCAGTGCAACTGGTTATGGTGGCGCAACTGTAGGTACTGCCCGTGTCCGCTCTATGACTAAAGATGGTGCAAACTACAGATTATATCTTTTTGATGTAAAAATTAATAGTGGCAAAAAGTTTAGCGAAGCCAGAAGTATTGGACAGGGAACTGATACATATTTGGACCTTGTTTTAGAAAATGGTGTTGCAGTCATGAAAGAGGCTGTGAACAATAATCTATTCTTCGATCTTGGTAAAATTCGGCCATCTTTAGTT